ATGATAGAATACAGATAAAAGAAAACACAACTACGCCTGTTATAATAAATGATAATTCATCTACAGTGTCTAGTATAAATTACCAAGTTAAAATTATAGCAAATGGTGGTTTAAATATAAGAGCTGGAGCAAGTGTGAATTATAATAGAGTTGGTGGTTATACTAAAAATTTTATAGTAACAATATTAGCAGAAAGTAATGGCTGGGGAAAAACAGATAAAGGTTGGATTTCATTAGTTTATACAAGCAGATATACAGCAGCTGCAAAAAATGCAACAATTCAAAAATATACAACAGGTACATATAAGGTTAATTGTAGTAAATTAAATGTAAGGACAGGACCAAGTACAAAATATAGAATTAAACCATTAAAGGAATTAACAAGAAGTGCAAGAAATCAAGGTGGATATGTAAGAGGAGTGAAATGTACAGTTACAAAAGTAATAGGAAACTGGGGATTAACTCCAAGTGGTTATATTTGTTTAGATTATTGTACAAAAATAAGATAGATATTTAGAGCTAGATTAGATTAATTTCTAGTCTAGCTTTTTTAATATAAAAAAAGAAATAGTTGTTGGTAATAACTATTTCCTTTTCATTTCCGTATAGGATTATTTATATTATTTATACTATTATAATATTATTTTCTTGTTTTGTCAACATTTAAAGTATCTATTAATGCTTTTTGTAGTATTTGAGAAAAGTTAACATTTTCTTTTTCAGCTATGGTATTTAACCAAGCAGGAATAGATAAAGTTTTTTTAACAGATTTATTTTCGTATTTTCTCTTGTGTTCTTCTAAATCAACAGAAACGAAAGATACAATTTGATTTTCCTCTAATTTTAATGATTTAATATTTGTAGTACATTCTGGGTATTCATTCAAATCTTCTAAGAATAATCCCATAGCTTCCTTGGCATTTTCCATGGCTTCTGCTAAAGTTTTTCCGTCACTAAAACAACCTTTTAAGTCAACAAATTCAACCCAGTATTCATTATCTTCCAAAGTAAAAATAGCAGGGTAAGTTAATAATATTTGTTTTTTCATAATTACACCTCTTTATATTATAGTATGCACATTCAGGTAGGACTTATTCAAGTCCCGCCTGTTTCAATAGTTTTTTTAATAAGCCTTTTGGTAAATCTCTATTATGCATTGGAATAATTACATCTATGTAACCGTTCTTTTCTTAACCTTAAGTGTGAACCTTCTTGCTTAACTTCATACCAACCGATTTCTTTTCAAAAGCCTTACCAATTCCTTAGGTGTCATACTCATAATATAAATAATCCTCCTTTCTTAAAATCTAAATTAATTATATACTATACGTTACGTATTGTCAATGCTTTTTTAGAAAAAATTTAAAAATATGAAAAATGGCTTAAAATCAAGGCATATAAGTACTTGACTAAAAAATAAAAAGGGCTTAAAAACGATTTTGAGACGTCACTTTTTGGCTAGTTTCTAGTAAAAAATAAGATAATAAATGTTTTGAAGTGATAAACATAAAAATAGATTTTCGACTACTTTCGACACAACAATTTAACATAATATGTTATAATAGTAAAGGGGGATGAATATGAAAGAAGCATATACACAATCTCTACAAATGATTAAAGTATTAAATATAAAAAGTGAAAAAGAATACAGAAAGTTATTAAAATACTTTTTAATACTATCAGCAGAAAGTATGAAAGTAATGTCAAGAACGAAAAGATTTAGCAAAGTAATAAAGAAAGCAAAAGAAGTCTAAAAGGCTTCTTTTACTTTTGCATAAAAAATATTAAAAATGTAGATGCTAACATTGAGGTGTTTTTATGATCAATTATTATAAAAAAAGCTTAAAAGAATTAAAAGAATATGTAAGAAAAAATAAGAAAATTACAAGGGAAGAATGGGATGAATATGCTCATAATAATTGCTTGTTTAGTGCGTTTACAATAGCATGTCATAAAGATGCATACAGTTTTAAAGAATTAATTAGAAAAATATAGTTTCATAAAAGAAAATAAATTGGGCATATTAAAATTGGTGGTTTTATGAAAATAGAAATTCTGGTTAGAGAAATAAGATTAAAACAGAATATGACATTAGAAACTTTAGCAGAACTATCTGGCATTAGCAAAGGACATTTAAGTAAAATAGAAAGGCAAGAAAGAGCCCCAAAATTGTCAACAATGATAATGATAGCTAAAGCATTAAAAGTAGACATAGAAGAATTATACAAAATAGTAAAATGACACTTTAATAGTGTCGTTTTTATTTTTGTAAAAGAAAAACAGCATTTCATAAAAAGTTGCCCAAATGCAACCTAATTCATTATATTTATACATCAGAGCTCTAAAAAATAAATTAAAGGAGATTTGTAATAATGAATGTAGTAGAAGACGAAGTAAGGAAAATGAAGAAAATTGTCGAAGGAAGAATAATAGAAAATAAAAAATTGTTTACTCAAGAAGAAATAAATACTATCTTTTTAAATAAAAATTTAACAATAAAATTATATTTACTAGGCATTTTAGACACTAAATTTTAATGCAATTTTTAATGCAACGCCAAAGAAAAGTTATAAAAAACGAAGGGAAAATGCATAAAATGATATTTTAAATATTAGCCGTAAAAGGCTTTAAATGGCATCTTATAAGAAAATATAAAAAAATATAAGAATATGTAAAAAGTATAAATTTATCCACGATAGCTCTTAGGAACCAGTGTCAACGACGTGGGGGTTCGAGTCCCTTCATCCGCACCAATGACGTATCTGTTCGAACTAACAGAACAGATAGATATGAAAATCAATCAGTAAAATGGTTGATTTTTTCTTTTGCAAAAAATCATCCTAAAACTACAATGAAAGGATGGTGCAAAAAATGAAGATAATTAAGCAAGACCTAGAATTTGAGGAATGTCTAAAACAAAGATTGGAGTTTATATGTGAGCTTTCTAAGGTTACTCCTACTTTTATCAATGGTAGTATTAGAAAAATTGAGAAGACTAATATTTCATACATTGAACCACATAGAGTAATTATTAAAAATATTACATTTTTAGTTTTTAATTATTCAAATGATGTTTATATTTCTAATCTATCTAAAAAGATAAAAATATCAGACCTAGAAACATATTTGAAAAACATATAATTTGTAAAAAATTGACATTTCTTTAAATCGTGATATAATATAGGCAATTAACTATCTATATTTTCTTGGGCAATAGCAAATATAGATTTACGAGTACTTTGAAAAAATTATATTATATTACAATTATATTGTATTTTATTTTATTTTGTGATAAACGGATTTAAGAGATGTCATTAGTACTCGTGTGTACTTTGATGTCTCTTTTTTTGAAGTTAGGAGGTTATGCAAATTGAAAGATGAAAAGAAAAAATGTGGGTTGTATATGAGAGTATCAACCGAAGACCAAGCAAGAGAACGGTTTTAGTCTTCCAGAACAAAGAGAAAGATTAGAGTCTTTTTGTAAATTTAGAGGCTATGAAATAATAGATTATTACGAAGATGCAGGAATTAGTGCTAAAACTGGTAATCATAGACCAGAATTTGAAAGATTAAAAGATGATATTAAGGCTAAAAAGATAAACACAATAGTTGCTTTAAAACTAGATAGAATAACTAGAAGTATTTATGATTGGGAAAATTTAATGACTTTTTTAGATGAAAACAATGCCTATTTAGATTGTGTAAATGATGAAATAAATACAACAAGTGCCAACGGCAAAATGATTTCAAGATTATTAATGAGTGTTAGTCAAAATGAAATTGAAAGAACAAGTGAAAGAACTAAAGTAGGCTTAGCAGGTGCAATTAAATGTGGTCATATTCCTCACATTGCCCCATTAGGCTATAAGCACGAAGATAAAAGATTGGTAATAGATTATTCTACTAAAGATGTTGTAGTTAGAATATTTGATTTATATTATAATGGGTACTCTTATCAAAAAATAAGTAATTTATTCAATGAAGAAAAAGTATTAGGAAAAGATAATTGGCGAGATTCCACTATTGTTACTATTCTTGAAAATGAAATATATAAAGGTGATTTCGTTCACGGAAAAAGAACAAAGAACCCTACTTATTATGAAGATGTAGTTGAACCAATTATTTCAAAAGAAATGTGGGCTGATTGCCAAGTACAGAAAAAGAAAAAATCGAGAAGTTATCAAAGAACATTGACATATTTATATTTACAAAAACTAAAATGTCCTAAATGTAATCGTATTTTAGGTGGTAAGGCTACTACAAAGAAAAATGGCAAGACATACTTTTACTATTATTGTAATGATTGTAAAGTTCAGTTTAAAGAAAATGTAATAAATGAGTATTTTGAACAATTTATAGATGAATTAACCGAATATGACTCTGTTGTAAATCAGTTCTTCTTGCCTATGATAAAGCAAAAATTTGATGAACCTAAAGAACAATTAGAAAAAGAAATAAACAATCAGAAAAACAAACTAGAAAGAATAAAGAAAGCCTATATCAATGGTGCTTTTGAACTAAAGGAATATAATGAAGAAAAGAAAATAGTTGAAAATGCTATTACAGAACTTGAAAATAAATTAGATACTACTGATTGTGTAGAAGAATTAAAATTTACACCAAGAGATATTTTACTAAAAAGAGATATTGATTTTATCAATAAGATTAAGCTAAATAAAGAATATCAAGAAAGAACTAAAACTTGGAAAGATTATACACGAGAAGAACAAGCAGATTTACTAATGAGATATGTTGAAGATATTGAATTAGATATTATAGGTACAGTAATAGCAGTAAAGCAAATTAATTTTAGAGAATCTATTTGTAAGTCAAGAGTTATTTGATAAAGGTTATATCGATACTACAAAGCCTATGATATTAGGTAATGTATTAGGAAGTGTTAGATTTAGCAACTATTTACCAGAGGAAGAAGTTGGCGAAATAATAATGAGGTTACAACAATACTATGATGTGCATTTTACAGAGGCAACATACTATGTGCAAAAGCAAATGTTTTACTTTAACTTTGTTGAAGATAATAGTGCTATTGTTAGAGTGTTTCCTTTAGAGGATTATTATAAATTAGATCCAGATAATAAAATGGAAACTTATAAATTTGGAATAATCTATATTAACGAAGAAAATAAATTTCAAATGCAAGAAATTGATACAGCATTTGATTATATACCAGATGAAACTAATGATAGTGTAATTTATACAAAAGATACTACTCCTATTTCAGTAGGTGTTAAGCCAGTAAAATTCTGCGAAGAAAATGCTGAAACAACAAATTAACGTGGCACGTTTTGTTTTTACAAAGTAAAAATGAAAGTGGCGATAGTTAATTAAAATAAAATTTATTTGTACAAAATAAATTTTATTGCCTCGCAGAGCCCCCGAGTTATGATGGTACGTCATAACTCATAGGGGGTTAGGACTTATGACAAGGTCAAAGTCCTGTGCTACGAAGAAAATTCAAAGGAGGGATTATATGGAGCAAAAATTAGCATATTCTTTTCACTTGGGTAGTGATAAAAACAAAAGTAAATTAGCAAAAAAAGTTACAAAAGAAAATGTATCTGGCACTACTTCTCTATCTAATAATGCAATTCAAAATGCAAAAGATTTATCAGATGTTAATAAACACAATTTAAGGGATTATGATAATCACAAGGAACTAATTAGAACAATTTATGGAACTGATGATATTGTAAATGATGTTAAACAAATGTATATAGATGAATTTGAAGAATCAAGATTAGAATATAATCAAAAACAAACTCGTGAAGATAGAAAAATTGAAGATTATTTCAAAAAAGTATGCGAATCACAAAATGATATTGCTTGTGAAATTATAATAGAACTTGGAGATATGGACTTTTGGAATGACAAAAACAATGAATATAGATTAAAAATGGGTGATGTATATAATGAGCAAGTAAAGGATTTAATTAAAATTGTACCAGATTTTAAAATAGCAAACGCAACAATACACTTTGATGAAGTTTCTCCACATATGCACATTGTTGGTATTCCTATTTCTTATGATTGTAAAAGAGGAATGAAAAGACAAGTAGTAAAATCAAAGTTATTTACTAAAACCACATTAACACAAATACAGGATAAAATGAGAAATGCTTGTATAAAGTCTTTTAATAAGTTCTATGATATGGATTTTAAGCTAAAAGAAAAGCAAAAAGGCAGAAATCAAGATATTAATGTTAAAGATA